TAGCAACATACCTTTTGGATATAGTGCAGGATCTGGAGCATCTGGATCTAAGTAATCGTTATCAAGTAAATCAACAATTGCTGCTGCTGCATATGGGCCTGCTGCGCTTCCGCCGCTTGTAGACCAACGTGCGTCTGCAAATAGCATACCTGCTTCAGTAGTTTGGTCTGACTTATCTACTAATACCCAGTCAGTTGATGTGCCATTATAACGATACACTAGCGGATAGTTTTCTAAGTCAGCTGTGCTAACCCATATGTCTCCATCTACTAACGGTGTTGTATCTGACTGTTTTGTTGGCTTAGATGCACTTACAATTGGACCACTTGGGTCTGTGTCTGCATAGTCTGCATTGTAGTTTTGATAACCTACCCATGTAGTACCATTGTGAATCATAATATCAACATCGTCAACTGTTGAGCTATACCAACGCTGTCCATCTGATGTAAGTGCTAATGGCTCTGCTGGTGATGCAGTGTATGTTAAAGGCTTCCAGTTAGAAGCAACTAAACTATGCGTAGCATCGCCTGTTGGTGCAACATATAAGTTTGCTGTAGCAAGATCTCTATTGCTTTCGTTAGCAGTCAGACCAGCAAATCCCATTTCATTTAAAAGACCATCTGTATCTATAATACGGAAATCTCCGCCTAACTTGTGCTCAATAACAACTCTGTTTTGTGCGTTTACATACGATACAACGTTTGTAAAGTTAGCAGCGTTAATAGCGCCTGCGATAGTATCTGCATCTGCTGTTGTGCCGTTAATAACTACGTTAGTTACAGCTTTACTTGCAAGTGTCGCAGAATTTTTTACTGTTTCAGCAATTGTAAATGCTTTTGTGCCAGCTGTTAATTGTGAAACAATTTTGTCAGATACAATTGAAGTAGCGCCTACTGCGGCTCTATAATGAATTTTATAGTTTGCTACAGTTGGTGTTTCCTCATCAATATTTACTCTTATGTATAAATCGTCTGCAAGTAAATTTTCGCCGCCACCTGTTTTATCTAATGCCATTAGCGCAGATTGGTTGCTCGTATATAACGGAGCATTAACATTATTCCAAAGTTGTGTATCTGTGCTATATTGCTTGACTCTCCAGTTAGCGCCACCGTTTGGTACTGTAGTTTTAATCCATAAGCTACCGGTTGGTGCTGGTGTTGTGTCGCCAGTTTTATAAGTAGGTACACTTGTATGCGGAGCAATAGTTAATCTTGGTACACTATACGTACCGTTTTCAATTCCTAAGCCGCCAGCTGCTGAGTCAGCAAGTCCTGTAAGTGAACCTTGTCCGCCACCTACTACAATCTTTCCGTCTGCATCGCTACCGTTTGAAGTTGCAGTCGAATCACCGTAAATTTCTAATACGCCGTCTACTGCCGCTGCACTTACACCTGTAATGCCTGCACCATTGATATCGCTTGCTAAATTAGCAATTGTAGTTCCAGCTAGTGTCACTGTCACTGTGTTAATTACAATTTCGTCACCGTTTACAAGTGTTGGATTACGTGAAGTACCTTTGACTGTTGCATGGCTTGCCATCCATTTATTACTACCAACTGTCACCCATTCGCCTGCAGTAACACCTGTTGCGTTACCTGATGCTTTATAATATAGTTTGTTAGAATCAGCTGCAGCGTTAAGAGCAAAGTCTCCAATTGCGCCTACTGATCCTTTTGGAATACCTGTTGCAACATTTCCAACTAAGTCAGTAGTTTCAGTAATTACTTTTGTTGTAACTGCTGTAAATGATTGGCCGCCGCTAGTTGTAATAGCTTCACCATTCCATTCTAAAATACCCAACTTGGTGTTTAGTGTATCAAACCACCAAGCACCGTCTGCTGGTTCGCCGCCTGGTGCAGTTGCACTTGCAGCAAGTTCTGATAAATCTAAGTCTGCTCTTACAACATATGCTCTGTTAGATACGCCAAGTAATGAGTATGCAGTATTAAGTCCATATTCATTTAGCTCTCCTCCATGAACCATGTTGCCGTTTGCATCCGATTCAAATAATGCATCTCCAAACAAGTCGCCTAATTCTCTTTGACTTGTTACGAGATATGGTTTGCCAGCATTTGCTGCCAATGTTCCTTGTGCAATGCCGCTGCCAGATGCCTTTGTTTTATTTGTCGCTGTTGTGACAAATACCATTGGAACTGTAGCTGCTGCCCCTGGTGTGTAGAAGCTCTCGTCAATTACATTGACTTCTACTCCTGGTGATACTAGTGCCATGTTTTGTTCTCCTGTTGGAATTATGTTTCGCTGTATGTATTTAGCTATCCAGAACAAAATCATAGCTATAATTAGCTAAAAAAAGGGATAAAAAAGGTGAGGTAAATACAATATGAGACCTTTATGCCAATGCGGTGAAAGACCGGCCGCTATAAATTATAAAAAGAATAACAGAACTTACTATAGAAAGCTATGTGAGATTTGTTTGAAGCACGGTTTAGGGCACGGTATTCCAAAATGGAAACAACGTGGTTATGAAAAGAAAACTGAATGTGAAAAGTGCGGGTTCAAATCAAAACACGAAGAACAATTTAATGTATTTCATATTGACGGTGATTTAAATAACTGTCGACCTAATAATCTAAAAACTATTTGTGCTAACTGTCAGCGCATTATGCAAAAAGACGGCGTTCATTGGAAGCAGGGAGACTTACGTCCTGATTTTTAAAAATAGTCTTAATTAAAATATCTACGTTTTGCTCTAGTCTTTTTAAGTCTCCGTTATTATCAATAGTGTAGTCACACATCCACTGTTCAATACTCATTGAACTAGAATCTTCAGAGGGCAAATGATCTGTCCTATCAACCCAAATTGCATAGTCGAATAGTTCTTCATTTTGCATAGCAAAGAATTCACGCTTGTTACGCAGGCCGCAGTATATATCGTGTTTAGCAAATAAGTTACGCCCTAATTTAGCTAAATCATCTTTGCAATAGTTATGAATCATATTATACCATTCTGTTCGATGATTATGCCTGTCAGCATAACATGCTTCTTCATCTTTATAATTGTATTGATCTTTAAGATCATTAAAGATAAAAAGTTCAGAACAGAACTTACTACTAGATTGAAAAGAATAATTGTAATTTTCAAGTAATTCGCAAACAGTGTCTTTACCGTGTCTGCCGTGTCCTACAATTAATAGTTTGGGTAGCAAAGGATTCTCCTTAAAGTATACTGTGTAGTATAGCTTAGTTTTAAGAAGTTGTCAAGTGTTTTTTAACCAATTACAAAACTATAGCCAACGCCGCCTGGTACAGCTAGTGATACTTCTTGTTCTAACTTGTCCATTTCTTGTTGCGCTTCTGCTTTTAATGTATCGCCATTAAGAGTTGATCCACCTTGTGGGCCTGCAATAGTTGCAAACTTTGAACGTGCTTCCCCTAACATATATTTGCAAGCTGCTAGTGTATAGTCTTTAATCCATTGTGATGCTAAGTAGTCGTTTAATAGCTCGTTATCGGGACGATAATTGTATGCATACAATAATATTTCCTCTTCAGCTCTTGGACGTTGTAATAATGTTAATTTTTTGCTCGTTGGGTTCCATTTAAATTCAATAAAACTGCCGAACATTCTGCCAACAAGTTCTTGATGCTGTGAAAACATATCGTAAGTTGCTAGGCCGCCCATTTTAGAACCAGATAACAAATAAGTGTTTGTATATGCTAAATTAAACGGTTCAAATAAACTGCCACCATCTCCACCGCCTGATCTAGAACCTATACTTCTACGGAATAACTTACGAATTTCCATAACTTCGTTAGGTAATATATATTCGTTTTGGTCTACTACCGTTGTTAAAAACATATACGATTCTTCAACACTGTTATCACTACGTTGTCTAAACCTAGAAAGTGCCTTATCTAATGCAGTTTTATAATGTATTGGATCAAGTTCAACATCAATCATTCCTCCGCCAAGGAATGTGTTTACATAATCATATACTTCTTGTTTTTGTGTTGCTAGTTCTGCCATACAAGTTCTCCGTATAGTATTTATCGATAAATATATATATGCCGAGAATATCTTTATATAAACCAGAACGCGGAAACGATTACAACTTCTTAGATAAACAAATCCAAGAGATGTTTACTGTTGGCGGAACTGATATTAACATACACAAATACTTAGGTACTGAAGTGCCGTCAGATGACGACAGAAGTGCTACACAGCCAGAATATGATGCTGTTGCAGAAACTAATATTCAAGATTTATTGTTCTTAGAAAATCGTGACAGGAAATATGATCCTGACATTTATACAATGCGAGCAATATATAATGTACAAGATATAGATTTTGATTTAAGCCAGTTTGGTATGTTTCTTAGCAATGACACATTGTTTATGACCATACATATTAACAGTAGTGTAAAAACACTTGGCAGAAAAATTATGAGCGGTGATGTAATTGAATTACCGCATTTAAAAGATGAATACGCTCTTAATGATGCTGCTTTTGCATTGAAAAGATTTTATGTGGTAGACGATGTTAATCGTGCAGCAGAAGGATTTTCACAAACTTGGTATCCACATTTATATAGACTGAAATTAAAGCAAATAGTAGACTCGCAAGAATTTGCAGAAATATTAGATTTACCTGCAGAAGAAGGTAGTGATAATACATTACGCGATTTATTATCAACATACGAAAAAGAAATGCAAATTTCAAATGCAGTAGTTGCACAAGCAGAAGCTGATGCTCCTAAAAGCGGCTTTGATATTAGTCATTATTATTCTTTAGCAACAAACGAGGACGGAAGTGTTGCATTGCGTACTGCTGACCAAGGCGATATCGATGCATCAAATGTTAATACAAATGCAGACGAAGTTACTGATAGACCTGATAGATCCGGGTATACAGGATATCTAGTAGGTCAAGGAGACAATGCGCCAAACGGAGCACCTTTTGGTTTTGGTATTAAGTTTCCTGTAGATCATCAAGAAGGTGATTATTTTTTACGTACAGATTTCCTACCAAATAGAATGTTTAAATATGACGGTATAAGATGGGTTAAAGTAGAAGATGATATTAGAATGACTCTAAGTAATACACTACAACGTCAAACGTATAAAACAGAATTTATTAATAATACTAATACAAATAACATAGACGGTGAAGTTGTAGAAGAAAGACAAAGCTTATCTAAAGCATTGCGCCCACGTACACCAGAGGCAGATAACTAATGTTACATTTTTATGACGGACAAATAAGAAGATACACAACACAAATGATGCGTATTTTAAGCAACTTTCCAGTTAAGGATGGTAAAGGTAAAACTAAAGAAGTGCCTGTAACATACGGCGATTTATCAAGACAAGTTGCAAATATTATTAGAGAAAATTCAGAAAACAAAATTCCTAGTGCGCCGCGTATCGCAGTGTATCTTACTGGGCTGGAATTAGATAGAGATAGATTAACTGATGCAACATATACTAGATCAGTAAACATACGTGAACGAGCATATGACGAAACGACTGACGAATATTTAAACTATCAAGGAAAGAATTATACGGTAGAACGATTAATACCAACTCCGTATATGATGAGAGTAAATGCTGATATATGGGCTACAAATACTGATCAAAAATTACAACTACTTGAACAAATACTTGTGTTGTTTAATCCAAGTTTAGAAATGCAAACTACAGATAATTTTATTGACTGGACAAGTATTACTGTTGTAAATTTAGAAAACGTACAATGGTCAAATAGAAGTGTACCTGTAGGAGTTGATAGTGAAATTGATATTGCTACACTTACTTTTAGTATCCCAATATACATTAGTCCTCCGACTAAAGTTAAGAAAATGGGGGTTATTACCAATATTATAACAAGCATGTTTGACGAAACTAGAGGTACTATCGAAGATGGTGTAAGTGGGCCTATTACAAATGCAGGCACTGACTTCTTATCAGGACTCACAGGAGGCGATAAAAATCGTAAAGCACAAACTGCTGTAGCAAAGGAACTAGCAAACGTAAACTATAAACAATACGGTTTATACCTAGAAACATCGTGTGCGCAATTAATTAATAACGGTGTTGTTGGAATGAAGAGTTGGAATGAAATATTTGAAGCACTTCCAGGAACATATATGGCAGACGTTAGTAGAATATATGTAAACAATAATGAAAATAGTAATACAATTACAGGCACGTTTGTACATAATCCGTTTGACGAAGGTAAACTAGAAATAAATTGGGACATGGATAGTTTTCCAAGTGACACTATTATAGATGGTAGAACTACCATAGATTACATTATAAATCCAACTAACTTTAATCCGTCTTCGATAAAATCTTCAGGTTTAAGGTTATTACTATTAGAAAGTATTGGTGATCAAACTACTGGATCAGGAGCATCGGCTTGGAAAAATGCTGATAATACTAACTTAGTTGCAAGCGCAAATGATATAATTGAGTGGGATGGAAACAAATGGAATATTGTGTTTGATTCTAGTACTGCTACATCTACAACTTACACAACTAATTTAAACACAAGCGTTCAATACAGATTTAGAGATAACGAATGGCTACTTAGTATAGATGGCGAGTATCCAATTG